AAGTTCCGGAATAACCGCCATTTGATACAACGCCTTTTTCGCTTCTTTCATATTGTTGTAAGTCGAAGCATCGGTGTTATTCAATAATTGAACCGGTACGCCATAAATATTACAAAGATCTTTGACCGACGCATTGTATTGTTCGATAAGCGATAAATCCGAAGCGTTTAATCCGAAGTTCACCCACGATAGTTTTTTCGGTGTAATAAGAATATCACCCGCGTTGTTCGAACCTTGGTGTTGCTTACGGAATTTATCTTTTAGTTGTTGCGCTTGTACTTCGTTAATATCACCTTCTTCGGACATTAGGATTCCACGGGCGCTTTGATTTTGTAGGTATTTAACACCAGTAGTGATTGCTTCATTGTTGGTTGTAAGTGATCGGAAACCGGCACGAAGGGGTGATTGCCCGTAAAGGTGTGATCCAGTTCCATCGTAGTACGGATTGAAATCCTTAATATGGCAAATGGCATCTGCGGGTATTTCATAAGTACCGTTGTATTCAAGTCGGTATTTCGAAACGGGTTCCATTATTCCGTTTGAAACGATTTCCATTACTTGTGAAGGCATTATGTACATTTCGTTGTACTTACCGGCGCGAAGTCCAGTATCCGGCGCAATACCATAAATGTATCCGTTACCGGTTAGTTTTCTAAATGCAATAAGTTCGGAAATCCAAGAAGCATACGATTGCGCCTTGTTTGGGTTTTCCAATAACATTTGAAGTTCGTGACCTTCGAGTTCAACAAGTGCGTTCTTTTTGATTAATTGGCTTTTGTATAAAGCGCTAGGATCGGCGATACCCGATTGCATTGCCTTGTAACGCTTGTATTCCGATTCCTTGGTCTTTTCATAAACCATAAAAGGAATAGTTGTCGCCGCCTTTGTTATGATATTAATCAACGAATAAATCGTTGCATTGCGTCGATAACCTTCGGTAATATAGTTGTCATCGTTTTCGGTATTCCACAAAACGGAATGCCCAAGGTAGTTGTAAATCGCTTTGTTATATTCCGCCGCCGTATTGGATGCGTTCTTGGTGACTAAATTTCGAAACCGATCGAGTATTGATGCCATTAAGGAAATTTTTCGTAAAAATACAAATTTATGTTTTGCCTATATTATAAAGAAGTCATTGCGCTTTGAATACGCTGAATAAACGCAGTATCTGAATGAATCCTGCAAGTGATTCATCTTATCTAATGGCTTATTTATGATCGTTCCATCTTTTAATTCTTCCCAATAGTAATTGTGGTATTCTTTCATCAAGTTTTTGGAATCGTCGGTTGCGTAAACGTCAAATTCCTTAATTAGTGAAATACCCGCCATAATTGAACCTTGACCTTTTATTGCAGGCTTGATCCAACACCCAAGGCGTTTGATTTCTTCTATTGACTTGGGTTCGGCGCTATCCGCATATACAAGGGTTTGATCATAACCGTTCGACTTCAACCAATCGGCAATATCATTATTGGTCATTCCCGTATTGTAAAGAAGTTCCTTGACGTACAATTTATCGTGTTTCTTTTGAACTAGAACCGCCGCAGTTGGATCGTTCGAATAACCAAAGTCAAGCCCAATGATCGGATCGTCAAATTCGGGAAATTCCGATTCGGGAATAAATTGCCAGTTGGAATAAATTTGTCGCTTCGAATAGGTCGCTTGTAAACCTTCACCATAAACGCGCCAATAGTCCGGATCGCGTTCACGCATTCGTTCAATTTCAAACACCAGTTCCGGCGATAAAAACTTGTTGTCTTTGTAGGTTGTAATCCAAGTATCGCAATCTTCACGCGGAATGATTTCATCGTAAATCCAATGCACCGGATCGGAAGGGTTAAAATCGAGAATTAAAAATCCCGTTGTACGCATATTAATTTGCCGGAAATCTTCAATGTTCAATTCGTTCGCTTCGTTTAGGTAAGCAATATCCCTTTTTCGACCGCGTATTTTCTGCGGTTCGTCAATCGATAAGAATTCAACCAAGTGATTTCGATATTTAAAGGTGTTTTCCGCCTTGTTATGTGTACCAATGTAGTACACGCCTAAATGTTCAAGAACTTGAATGAAATCGCGTTGAACCGATCCCTTTAAAGCCGGTAGTGTTTTCCTGATTATTGAAATGGTAAGCGGTTCTTCACTAGAACGCAAAAGGTAAGCAAGGTATTGGCAAATGGCGTAAGTTTTCCCGCTTCTTGTACCCCCTTGGTGAACCCTAAACCTTTTTTTTGATTTTAGAAGTTGTTCGAACTGAATATTACAATCAACCGTTATCCCCATTTTCGTCTTTGTGAACGCGCCATTCAACAACGGTATTTTCTAATTTACCATCGTGAACAATTTCTTGGCGTTCTACATATCCCCTTTGTTTTGCTTTTGTCTTTAAATAAAATATCGTTGAAGTTGGATTGCCTTCATCGATTTGTTGAAACAACTTTGATTCCACAAAGTCAATCGCCACGTCTTGAATTTCATCGACCGCCTTTTTGAATTCTTTATCCTTATCGATCCATTCGTAAAAAGTTGATCTAGCAATTCCAACCGCCTTACAAGACGTTGATATGATCCCGTGGTGATCTTCAAGGGCTTGAAGTAATTTCTTTTTTATAGTGTCCGATTTGTCCGATTCCATAACGCAAAGTTATGAATTATCCGTTTCTTTTTTTGTGTACCAAACCACGTTGATCATAATCAGAAAAAGCGCGAATTGCAAGAAATGTTGAACGTCATCTTCTTCAGTTTCGATTCCAGAAAGGTTTTCATTGGAATAAGCAACGCCAGCTAATAAACCGAAAAATGGTGCGATTTGAATTTCGAATTGTGCCATTTGTTTTTTATTCAAATATAAGTTTTTTGATATTTGAAGCTACTGCGGCAACAACGTCAACTGTTACTGCATTTCCGCACATTTTATAACGTTGACTATCTGAAATTAAACCTTTTGTTTCACCAAATTTAGTCCAGTCATCCGGAAAACCTTGTAATCGTTCACATTCTATTGGTGTCAATCTTCGTATTTTATTTCCTTTAATGACTTTTTGACCATTTCTATTTGCTTTAGAACCTATATTACAAGTCAATGTTCCTACATTTCCATCTTCTCTAATCTTACTATTATAATCATCGTATATCACCGCTTGATTACATTGTGTATCTAAAGTTTGTGCTACACCTTTGCCAACCCTACCTCGTCTAGTTTTAGAATTTGGTACGGATAAATTTATTGAATCACCTAATCTTGCTTCTTCATATCCTTGTTTTGTGGCTGATGGAACTTTGTACAATTCATTAATATAACTTCCCGTTCCGATTGCGTTGTATCTTGCCGTGATTGTACAGGTATTTGCTGTGTCAGTTGTCCCATCAAACGATTCATTGTTCCTTGTGATAGGAAATACTTGTCCTCTACTTCCATCTCCAAGATATCCGACAAGGTAGATTCGCTCGCGATTTTGGGGTAAAAACCACTTCGTATTAAGCAATTGCCATTCGAATCTATAACCCCCAAGGTTGGTAAACGCTTGGATAATTGCCCAAAAGTCCGCGCCATTGTTTGAGCTGAATGTTCCTTTAACATTTTCCCATATAAAAAAACGTGGTCTGCACTCATCGACGAGTCTAATTGCTTCGCTAATAAGGGAACTTCTACTCCCTTCAAGACCTTTTCGTTTTCCGGCGAGGCTAAAATCTTGGCAAGGGCTTCCGAAAGTGATGGCATCGATTCTTGGTAATTGGTTTGCTCTAATATCGACAACTGATCCGACATAATTTGAATTTTTAAAGTTATTTGAATAAACATCTATTGCGTATTTGTCAATTTCTGAAAAATATGAATTGACTTTAAATCCGGCTTTTTCCAAACCTAAATGGAACCCGCCGATTCCACTAAATAAATCTAAAAGATTAATTTCCATAATAGTTAAGTTAAAAAGGTAAGTTGTTTCTAATCCCCTCAAATGTACGCTTTTCGACAATAATTCGTTGATCCGTTTCGTTGATATTCTTGTAAGCCCCGCCGTTCTTGAAGTCCGGTGCAATTTTAAATACGCCTTGTTTTCCGTTTTCTTTTCGCTTAACCTTTTGGATATGAATATCCACGGCATCGGAACCCAAATGGGTTTCTTCACCAAGGCAACGATAAACGGTCAATGCATTGTACGCCTTATTGAAAAAGTCGCTTGATCCGGATATGGAATACGGTGTTGGAACAATGTACTTACCGTTTTCGGTTTCCATTTTTCGTGGGTGCGCCACAAGAAATAAATGCGTATTGGTTTGTTGTACGAATTGGGTGATTTCCGAAAGCATTCGACCAACGTAGGAAATATCACGTTGCGCCGTGTGGTCAAGTGTATTCCAAGGATCGATCACGCAAACGTTGATTCCTTTTTGTAAAACCAGTTCCCGAAATTTATCCAATATGGATTGTAATGTTAAGTTTTGAAGGTCAATCTTTACAAAGAAGAAGTTGTCGGCAATAAAGTCTTTTGAACCGTTTAATTGTTCTTTTGTGCAATTGGCTTGGTTTAGTTTGTTTGCGATGCGTTTAATATGCCCTTCGTACGGAAATGATTCGGGTGCAAAGAAGGCAACCCTAAAACCGTGTTGTAACGCCATATTGCAACAAATTTGATCCACCAC